GACCGAAATGAAAGGCATCAACGCCACCGCCAAAGCAGCCGAAACCGGCCACACCCCCGAACAGGAGACACGGCTCGACGCCATCATGGCCGAAATCGCCGCCCTCGACGGGAAGATCAAACGTTCACAGTTCGCAGAGGCCGAAGAACTGGCAGCCAGCCAGGCAGCCGCCAACGATGACCCAAACGTCCGTACCGGCGTCCCCGGCGCACCTCAAGACGGCGCCAGCGAGAAAAAAGATTTTGCCAAGCTCGCCCGTACCTTTTCCTTCCGGGAAGTGATTGCCAAGCGGTTGAGGGGCGAAAGCCTTACCGGCATTGAGAAGGAGATGCACGAAGAGGGCGACAAAGAGGCCCGTTCATTGGGCAAATCCCCTGAAGGGGTGGCACTCCCGGGCTTCCTGGTCGGAAAGGCCAAAACCCAGGTACAAAAACGTGCCGATGACCTCACCGTCGCCGATGCCACTTTTGCCGGTAATTTGGTACAGAACACCATCGGCGAAGTCGTCGAATACCTCCACCCCCGCACCGTTTTGAGGGATTTGGGCGCTACCGTCATCTCCGGCCTCCGGGACGGCTTCGACCTCATCAACCAGGACGGCGCCGCCACAGCAACATGGGAGGGCGAAGTGGATGCAAATGCAGAGACCAACCCGACCGTGGCTAAAACCGCCGTCCGCCCCAAACGCCTCGGCGCCTATACCATTTTCTCCAAGCAGTTGGTCAACCAAGCTGTTTTGGACGTGGAAAACTGGGTACGTACCGAACTCGGCATCTCTGTTGGGCAGGCGCTTGAGATCGCAGCCATCAACGGCAGCGGCACCCCCCCGATACCCACCGGCATCCTTAACGTGTCAGGCATCGGCGACGTTGCCGGTGGAGCAAACGGACTGATCCCAACCTGGGGCAACCTCGTTGAACTCGAAACCGACATCAACGCCGCCAATGCCCCGATGGGCCGCCGTGCCTACCTCACCACCCCCGGCGTGAACGGCCTTTTGAAGACCGTCAAAAAAGACGCAGGGAGCGGTATTTTCATCAATGAAAACGGGATGGTCAACGGTTACCCCATGCTGTTCACCTCCAACGTGCCAAGCACCTTGACAAAAGGGACAAGTTCAGGCGTTTGCCATGCCATCATATTCGCCAACTGGGAAGAGCTGTATGTAATGCAATGGGGCGGTATTGACCTGGTGGTCAACCCTTACAGCCTCGACACCACCTCACAGGTACGGGTAACGATCAACAGCTGGTGGGACATCGCTGTCCGCCACAAGGAATCGTTTTCAGCTATGCAAGACGCCTTATTGGTCTGATCCAAATAAGCATGAAAGCTATTGAAATTGCCGCCCGTTTGTTCGGGCGGCAATTCAAAATCATTAAACTAACAATTAAAGAAATACCAATGGCAAAAGAAGCGACCGTCAGGATAAAAATAGTGGACAGCCACGGCATCGGCTATGCCAACGGGCATGAATACGACGTAACCCCCGAAGAGGCAAAAAAGCTGATCGGGGCAAAAAAGGCCATCCCGTTGACCGGGCCGGCAAAGGTGGAGACCGCCACCGCAAAAACCCCTAACCTCGAAAAAAGGAAAACAGGTAAATGAAGCGGGGCGACTACAAAATAAAAACCCTCCCGGTACTACTCCCGGTGTCCATCGCCTATGTGAAAGAGCATAGCAAAGTGGACTATGCCGACGAGGACACCGTTCTGGCGGGCTACCTGAACGCCGCCATCGCAGAGGCTGAGATGTACTGCAACCGGGCATTGATGGCCCAGACCATCACCCAAAAAGTGGACTGCTGGCCAACCGGCAACATTAGGCTCTTCCGTTCGCCCGTCCAGTCGGTGACACATGTAAAATATATTGACACGGATGAGGCAGAGCAGACTTTGGCAACCACCGTCTATGGTGTCACCTCCGTAAAGGAGCCGGCTGAAATATACCTGAAGAAAGACCAGACATGGCCATCCACCGCCTCCCGCCCGGAGGCCATCGAGATAGAATACGTGGCCGGCTATGCCGATGCCACCTTTGTCCCCGAAACCACCAAGCAGGCCATTTGCCTGTTGACCGCCTCGCACTATGAAAAAAGGGAGGATTACGTCAAAAAACTAAAAACAGCCGCCGAGTCTTTGCTGGACTTGAGCATGGTACAGGGATGGTGACCAAGCGCACATATCAAAAAGACCGCATCGGCACCATGAGCCGGAAGGTCAGCATATACACCCCAACCTACCAGCGCAACGTATTGGGAGGGGAAAAGCCGCAATGGGTGCTATGGGTAACGGTGTTCATGGAAGCCATGCGGGGCGGCGGCGGTGAAAAGATCATCGCCGACAAGGTCACCGCCCTCAACGAAAAGCATTTCAGGTGCCGCACCCTCAGTGCCAACGGCCTCAACGAGACCATGATCCTGCGGTACGGTAACGAAGACCACGACATCACCCACATCGGGGAGGACTACTCCGACAAGCGTGGGCATTTCACAATAATAACCGCCGAACGCCGGAAAGAGAACATCACCCCCATTGTCTTCCTGGCCGGCAACATCGCCATGGATTACAGCCAGACATTTGCCAACCAAACGGCCACCACCCTGACCGTCACCGCCGGCACCCTGCCCGACCCCGGCACAAAGAACGCCGACTATTTTCATCAAATGGTCTTTGTCTTCAGGAGCGGCGTGAGGATGATCTACGGCAACACCGGCCCCGACGGCTACAGCGTGAGCGGCAACGACCTGGTTTTCGTCCAGAAATTGAGGGGGGAAAATGTTTTGATGCACCAATACACAACGGCGTAATGGTGGAGGTCAAAATATCGGACAAAGAACTGGCCGCAGCGGTAAGAAGGGTGGATGCATTGGGGAAATCGGTCAGCAAAAGGCAGCGCAAGGCCATGCTACGGAAAGGGGCGGCCATCATCCGGGACGGTGCAAGGGCCAATATAAAGGACAGCAAAGAGCCCCATCACAGGTATAGCACCCCCAAATTGTCGGGGAGGCTGCGGGCGCCAAAAGGAAAGGGGAAAATAGTTGCTACCTATTATCCTGGCAACCTTCGGGATGGCATACAGATCAAAAGTTTTAGAAAGAGTTTTGACCTGTTCGTAGGCCCGGTCACGAAAAGCTCTGCGACCGCCTCCGTTTTTGGCGTAGAAACCGCAGGGCAAAAATCAAAAGTTGACGCCTACTATGCCCACTGGGTGGAATTCATGAACCCCGACAGCAAAAGCCACGGATATATGAGGCGGTCGGTTCAATCAAACAAGCAAACCGCCTTAAAACAGATCATCGCCGACGCCAAAAAACTGTTTGAGCGAACCATAAAAAAACTTTCTAAATCTTGAAACAAAGTGAGCCGTGAATAGCCCAATCACTAATCACCAATCACTAATCACTAAACCATGACCGGCCAGCTACTAATGAACCTACTCCAAGTCTCCCAGGTGACCGGCGAAAGCGCCAACATCTTCGAGAGCGACGGCACCACCGCCGTAAAGGTCTATCATTGGAACACCTGGCAGGCCAACCCCCACAAAGCAGTCGTATATCACATCATCGGGAAAACGACGAACCGCTGCAAAACGGGTATTAGCCACATCGACGATGTGCAGGTACAGGTGACCGTCTGGCACACCGACAGCTTCGAGGCCGCCACCATCGCCGAAAACATCCGGCAGGTATTGGAAGGGTGGGAAGGGTCGTACAACAGCATTTTGTACTACAAATTGTTGTTGGAGAGCGAGGTGGAGACCGGGGAAATAAACATGGGCTTTGTCGGCATTGTCCAAACGTGGACCTTCTCAAATGCGAGGTAAAATGGTGGTAGTAGAATTTTTGAAACAATACCGGCACACCGCCCGCCGCACTTGGCATACCGGCGACCGCCCAACCATATCGAGGGCGCTGTGTGTACAACTGATGATCACTCAGACTGTCCGCTACCTCGGCGAAGGGTGTGGGTGTTTGAACCAGGCAGAAAAATTTGATTAATGAAAACCGTAACCATCACCAAGACCTATAATCACTCCCGCCGCCGCACCTGGCAGCCCGGCGACAACCCTACCGTCTCCAACGAACTGGCCGACAACATCGTAAAGCGGGGGTTTGGCTACATCACCGCCGAAGGCGACACCCGCCGGGACAATGAGGAAGAGGATGAGGAAGAGGAAGAGACGGCGTTTAGAAAAATGTTGAACTCTGCAAAAAAGAAAAAGCAACCCACGGCTTCATCCGTGGGCAAAGAATAAAGCTATTATAAACAAAGGCCAAACCCGGCGGCATACGGCGGCAAGGCTGTGAAAACTAAAACTTAAATCATGGCTTATACCAAGCAAAAAGGCGGGAACGTCGTCGTCACGGTCGATGCCACCGCAGTCGAATGCCTGACCACCTGCAGCCTGTCCCTAACGACAGAGGAAGTGGACACCACCTGCAAAAACGCCACCAATACCAAATCTTTTGAACCGGGCGCAACCTCCTGGGAGGTCGGTATCGGAGGCACCTACACCGACGGCACGGGCGCCAACGAGGATTTCCATACCCTCATGGCCACCGCCATCGCCAAGACCCAGGTGGTCGCAGTGTTCGGGGGCGTGGACAGCGGGGATATCATCTACACCGGCAACGCCTACATTTTCAACATACAGGCCGATGCGCCCAACAGCGGCGAACAGGTCACCTGGACGGCCACCCTCAAAGGGGATGGCGCACTGACGCCAAGCACATTGATATAATTTTCACCCAAAAGTGAACGTGTGCAAAATTGACACACGTTCACTTCCCTTTTTTCTCATATTTCAAAACCTTGAAACAATGTTCTTAAAACACATAAACATCGGCGGCATGGACTACCCCGTTCATTTCGGCATGGCCGCCCTCATGGAAATTTCCCAGGAACTCGGCAGCGAAGCGGACAATTTTTTGGCCAGTCTGCAAACCACCAACCTCAAAGACCGCCTGCAAATAGCATACACCGGCCTTTGTCACGGGTGCCGCATAGGGCAAAAAAACGCCCCCGAAAACCTCGGCGCATTTTGTGATTTGCTTGACG